GAATCTTCCACGAAAACCATGGGTTCCATAGTGCGTAATATAGGCGTCTACATTAGCATATATTTTACCCCCGATGTCGGTCCAGAGTTTACAGAAGGCATAATCTTCCCCTAAAAAGTCTCCACTTTCCTTATCAAAATAGGTATCGAAGAAGTTATAAATATTTTCACTACTGGCCATTACTCCATTGATGAGTTGTTTTTGTTTAATACGCAGCTTAGGATAAGCATCTGCTAATTTTTTAAAGACTTCTCTTTTCATCAGCATACAGCCTGCGGGTCCTCTAGTAATCTCTACAACGCCTCCTTCACTTTTTATATTATCTTTGTCAGGGAACTCTAAACAATAGTAATGAGGACATTCTTCCAGAGGTTTCCCTGATTGTTGTGCTACCTTACGAGCTTTATTCCAATCAAAGACCTTCATGGGATAAGGAGTTAAAACAATATCTTTATTATAACTTAACATATCAATAATGGATGAGGCATCAAATTCAATATCCGAATCCACAAATAACATGTGAGACATTTGAGAATTAAGAAAAGCTTGAACACATAAGTTTCTTCCTTGAGTCACCAAAGAAGATTGAACCATATGAAATTTAGTATGAATCTTTTTATGATAGCAAATACTTTGAAGTTCTAAAACCGATTTAACATAGGATAACATTAATGTACCCATGCATGGAGTTACACAAAAAATACTGTTGGGAATAATATTTTCTTGGGGCTCTCCTAAAAGGATACTCCCATCGATCGTGTTTTGAGGATGGAGTTTTGTCTCTTTAAAAGCTTCTTTAGTAAGAATACTTTCATTAACTTTTAGTTTCATTTAAAATTCCTTTAGCTTCTAAAGCATTATTTAAAAAGGCGATCCATTCTTTAATCCTTTTGTCCCAACTATAAAAATAAATATAATGTTGTCGTTGATTTTCAAGTTGTCGTTGCATACTTTCCGTGGGTAATATTTTTTGAATATACATAAGGTAAGCGGCGTACTCTTTGGCCAAGGTTTGAGGATTAGTGTCATAAGGAACATAGAATCCATAGTCTCCACAGGTTTCAGGTAAAGCTCCAAAGTTAGTGACTAAAGGAACATTGCCCGCAGCCATGGCTTCAATAGCCGAGATACATGAAGTCTCTTCCCAAATAGAAGGATAAGCAAAAATATGAGTGGATTGCATGGCATCAATAATTTCTGGATTAGGTTTATAGCCGATGTAGTTTACATTATCCATTTTACGTGCATGTTCATAGAGAGATTCATAATGTTTATCATTAGCTTCTTTAAATTGATCTCCATAAAGTTGAGTTGAACTATAAACATCTAAACTAATATCTTTATCTTTAACATGATGCATAGCCGTTAACAGAACATTAAGTCCTCTCCACGGAGTAGAACAATGAATTAATTTTAAAGGTTCGTTAATTTTGTATGTGGTTTTTTGACGCCATTTAATCTTGGGAAGGGCATTTTTAATAACATGACAACGAGAAGTAGGAATATTAAAATAAAGCCTATACTTTTCAAAAGTCCAATGAGAATTAAAAATATACCAATCATATTTAATATGGTTCTCCGGTTTTTCAAACCACGGTTTAACATTGGGTTGGTCATAAGAATTTTTTATCCATAAAATATTTACTTTACCTTTTTGAATAGGGCTTTTTTCTGGAACTGAAGTTGTAATATTAATTTTTTCCCAATAATGTTCTGGGAGTCTTTTCTTAAGTTCATCGAACTGTAATTCCGTACCACCTTTAGGATCCATTATTTTGATGTACCACTTCCCATCACTAATTTAGGAACAGTTACTTTCACATGTCTTCGTATATGATCTTTCACTGTATCTGTATTAGGATTTTTTATATCATCATCTGCTTCTTTATCGGACATATATTCTTTTCCTGTTACTTTATTAACTAACGTTACTTCAGTTTCGGCTAAATAATGAGGAACTTTCTTTCCATTAATTTCTTTGTAACCTACAAATTTTCCATCTTCTTTAAAAGGCATTATGTTCTATCCTGTTGTAAGACGCTAATAGATACATTAGCACTGGTTACTGTTGTGGTAAATTTAATAGCATCACTTTCTTCAAGTACAATGACTGTACTGGAATCCCCTTCTAAAAATTCTATTTTTCCGGC